GAGTAGGTGGCGTGCGCGTCGTCGCATTTTGATATCCATTTTGTTTGTGTCCCAGATGGATAGCATTGCTTTGCGTCTTGTGCGTGAGTAGTCTTTGCTGCGTTCGTTGCCTTCTTTGAGTGGCGGAAAGTATGGCATCGGCATTGTTGATGCGACTCGCATCGATGTTTGGTCTAATCCTTGTACTAGTAGGTTCGCTACGTTTGTGCGGGCGTTGCGGTCTAGTTCTGAGAGTGGTACGATTACGTCACCGTTCGCGAGGTCGCGGACTCGGCGCATTTGCGCGAGGATAGGTCCTTGTGTTTCTTGGCGTGATTTGTATAGCGATACTATTTCTTCTGCGGTTTTCATCCAGCACGCTTTCTTTTAGTTGCAACTACGTCTAATATACACTATTTCAGTAGCCAACTGGGGCGCCATTGTCGTGGTGGGATTTTCATGTTGGTGAGGTTCGGGATGTTGAGTACTGCCATCCATAATGCCATTACGATGTCTGTCCCATTTTTTTTGTCGCGGGTCCATTTTGCGAGTTCGTCTGTTGCCGCTAACGTTTTCCAGTTTGCGCGCATTGTTGGTAGACGTACCGCACCTGAACGGAATAGTGGTGGGAGTAGGGCTTCTACGCCCATGTTTTCGTCGAGTTTGTTGCGGGTAGTGGTGTGTGGGAGTACGTTCACTCCGTGTAATGCCTGCCATTTGCGTACGAAGTCGTGTGCTAGCAGGAATCTTTGTGCGGCGTTGATTTCTACTACCCAGTGTGATATCGGGTAGCCGAGTTGCATTGACCTGTTTTGCCATTCTTCCATGATTCCTGAGTATTGGCTGGTTGTGGTGTTGTATCCGAGGAGTTCTTCGGCTGTGAGTTTGACCCGTTCGATGTCTATGACGTAGTAGAGGTTTGTTGTCGGTTGGTAAAGTATCCAAATTAAAGCCCAGAATTGGGTTGGGGATGGGTCTACTGCGACTATTGAGATTACGGGTGGGGCTAGTCCTGGGGGGATGATTCCGTGTTGGCGTTCGTTATCGATGCATCCTTGGTAGAGTACGCCGTCTGCGCCGATTCCGCCTGTTATCCATGTGCGGTCTATGAGATATGTTTCGTCGGCGAGGTCTTCTTGTTGGTAGATTATTCTAAATTTTTCTGGGGAGTTGTATCGGAGATAAGATAAATCTTTCCATGAAAGTCGTTTAGGGTCGAGTAAAGGTCCGTTAGGGTATGCGGGGGCGGTGACTTTTCTTGACGCAGGACCAGTATCCAAATCTGGGTAGTATGCCTGATAAATAATGTGTTTATATTTCGATGACTTGGTGGGTTCTTTATTTGCGATGTGTTCAGGCAAGGTAACATCTGACCCATCGTAGTCTTCTTCGTCGACGTCGTATGTTACTTTTGCTAAACAGTGGGCGTATAGGTCGCCTGAGCCGAGTCGTTGTCCGATTACTGCGAGTAAACCACCTGGGTCGCATCGTGCTTCAGCCATCGAATCCCATCTTTCTAATAGTTTGTCGCGGGCAACAGACTCCCGACAGTTTTCGGTGGATGCAACGTCATCAAATAGGCATAGGTCTGCTCGGTGTCCGATGAATTCTGCGTCGATACCGTATGCGCGGACTGTTGGTTCTTTGTTATCTAACCCGTTGCCGTCGTATTGTTCGACAATGAACTCGTCTGCCCGCCACAGGGCACCTTTGTCTGATGGTTTGAACCTGCCGTAGTCGATTGAGAGGCATCCTTCGGCGTTGACCGCTAACCCTTTCTTAACCAGTTCAGGGTCGGGTTGGATGGGTGCTGGTCTTTCAAGGGTTTCTCTGATGCGTCGGGAGTATTGTTTAGCCATCGCTTGTGAAATGGACCCAATCATGACGCGGATAGCCCTGTTGCGTACTATTGCCCATACTGCAACATCGTGGAATAGGGTTGATTTGCCTGCACCTGGCGGCACATTCAACACAACAAATTCTTTTTCTTCAGCCTCTAACAACTCGACTAGGGTGACTGCTGCTTCTACTTGCCACGGTGACGGAACCCTACCCAAATAGTATTTTCTGAAAAAGTCGAAGTCTTCTAATCCGCGTTTAGCCGCATCACACAATCTGTCTAACGGTACGGCTGGTGGTAAATCCGCTGCTTCAGCCAAATCGTTATCAGCATACCTTTGCATCCCACCCTGGTCACGTAAATGTTTCCGTGCATGAAACTCGGCATCCTCACGGCGAGCCTGCACCGCTTTCGAATTCTTCAACCACCTCGACCCAGTATTCACATGGATACCAGAAATACGTGAAGCATCCAAAATACTGGAACCTGCCGCTATCGCCTGAAAAAAACGTGCCTTATCTGCGGAAGAAACATTACGGCGAGTACCCATCAGAAAAAAAATGTTACCACAAATAGTTGCAAACAAAAAAAATGCGGACTACACTCGACATCACACCCGTCGGGATGACGGCAAACAAACAGTAATCTTCACGGCTGTACACCATTTGCAAGGTGCGGGGCATTAACACCAGGGAACTGGGGTAGACCTTCATGTCATGTGAAGGAGCAGCGTGAACAACGTACAAGTTCAAACATGGTGTCGGCTAAAACTTTGGCTAACGGCTACCAACCCTCAAAGGGGTGAAACGTGGGGGGAAGCAATAAACCTATCTCGACCGAACACCCAAAAACAACTGGCGCGCCGCAAGCGGCTTGCCCACAACAAAACACAAACCAACCCACAAAAAACCCACACCCCCCGCCACCAAAAACAGCCACAACAACCCATCTTTTTTTTGCCGTTTTTTTCTAAGAGTGTGTGCATTGAAAACGCATATATCTATGTATATGGGTGGGGTTTCGCGGCACATGCCCTAGTTCGTGCGTTTGCAAAAGTGTGTTTGTGCTTGTGCGCTTGTGTATCTTGCTAACCTTTTCACAAATACACAAACAAAACTACTGAGAGTAGTCATCTCACTACAAAAAAATAACCCTACGGCGATAGTAGAAAATAAATGAGGTCGCCTAATAGTTATGTCAAGTTTAAATAGTTATGTAAAGTTAGGTTAGCCTTACATGTGTGTGACGAGTGTCATAAAAGAATATTGTGTTTGGTGGTTGCAATTGGGTCGTTTTATCCCTATGCTTGTAGGTGTAAGGATATAAACCATATAAACAAAGGGGAATTCATGACTAAGAAAGATTACGAAAAACTTGCAAAGATGGTGAAAGAGCATCGTCAAAACGATGACGGTTTAAATTCTGCCACTATTGCGAGCATCGCCGATTCGTTGTCGTGCATATGCGAGTTAGATAATCCACGATTCAACCGTGCCCGATTCTTTACCGCTTGCGGAATGGATGAAGACGGATTGGAATGGGTTATCTAGTTTAGGGTTATCGCCTAGCCTCTTGGGGGTAGTCGCGTCATAGCGACACTAGGCACAAAGTCGCAAGACTGAAGAACATAAACCAACAGACAGGGGAAAGAATGAAAACCAAGCCAAATATCAAGCCGTGGAAAGTACCTAGCAAGCCTACTTGCCCAGATTGCGAAAGAGTGTTCGATATGACAAACGAAGAAGACGCAAGCGAATACTATTATGGGCACGACTGCGAAGAAAATTAGGCAAGAATTCCCCTAGCGTTTTGGGCGTGCCGATTCAATTCGGACTAGGGACTAGCGACACAATAGTGTCGTGATAACAAAACAAGATAGGGGAAATAATGCTAGAAGAAACCAGAGCCTACAAACTAGGCTACGAGCACGGTAAGCGTGCTAGTGGTTCTATTTGGAATGGCAACACAACGAGAGCAGAGTATCTCGCAATACTTGATGGATACGAATACGAATTTGTGCCAGTCATGGATTTGTGCCCTAATCCGCTTAGCGGAGAATGGGCGAGTGAAAGCATAAGCGAATTGTTTGGTTTAAATATTGGCGACGATATGCCAGACGATGAAGAGTTAGCAGACTACGAAAGCGGATTCCAGATAGCGTTTTGGGATTCGTTGCTCAATCATTGCAAATATATGACCGAAGAAGAGAGTGTCTCATGATAGTAGATGATAATTTTGTGGGCATAGTAATGCTCGCACTAGTCGCAGTAATCTATCTTGCTTACAAGGTAGGCGAGTATGTAGGGCAAACAAAGAAGTGACGAATGACACATTGCTTAGACTTGACAACACTAATTAAGTGTGATACAGTAAGACATATCAACATAACGAAAGGGTAAAAACAATGAAAGCAAACAAAGCGAAATGGGTAGCAGATAGCGGACACGCTTGGTTAATAGTGCCAATGGAATTAGCAAGACAAGTTAGAGGTATCTCTACCTTTTCATATCAATCACCGAATGGAAGCAAAGCATATCTAGAAGAAGACTGTGATGCTTACCGATACATAGAACACTACGGCGAAGACGAAATTGAACTAGAAAAGCCTACGCAATACGCAGGTACAGCACGGTGCAGAAACTATCCACGATATAACGAAGGGATAACACAATGACTAGTGCGGAAGAACTAAAAGAAAACATAGGCAAGACTGCAATGCTGACAGTATCGGGTTCGCCGTTGAGGTTTGCGGTCTTAATCCTCGATGCACGGTCTAGATATGGGCATCTCGATTACAAGGTGACGCCTGTATCGGGTGACGGTGAGACTTGGCACGCTGATTCTAATATCACGGTACTTGACAACGATATACAAGCGTAATACAATAACATAAGCAACACAGAACAGGGGAATAATGAACACAAAGACATGGACAATATGGGTTGGCGGTGGGGAAATCAACGATTACCCCGTCACTTTTGAAAGAGCCCAACAGATAGCCGAATATTGGTTATCTCAAGGATATGACGATACACAGATAAGCAACATAGAAAAGGGGAATAAAT